TAAGAACATCATAGAAGGTGCTTATAATAGGAAAGAAAAGTATATTCCAAAGAATAAAACCCGTAAAAATCCTAAGAAAATGTATCAATAAAATGGGCGTTTTAAATGTGCAAAGGTGTAAAAGAATTATCTGATATGAAATTAATTGAATAAATTATAATCTTATTTTAAAAATATAGGCTTTACTTTTTATCTATATAGAATATAGATAAAATATGTTAAAAAAAAATATTCAAAAGATTATAACGATTATATTAGCTCTTTTATTAATTATAGTTATTGTTTTTCATTTTATAAAGAGAAAAAATATGGAAGGCTATGAGCAATTTTATAAAGGTCCTCCAGCAGAACCTAAATATCAGCTTCAAGTTGGTATTACGGACTTATCTAGTATTGCTGATACTAAAAATAATGTTACTATACAAGGAACTCCTGCTAAAGGATCTATTGTTTTTCCAAGCCCATATACAAAAATACCAATGGTTTTTACCCAAATTATAGGTGGTGGTGCAAGTGTTGATGATTCTTATTCAATTCAAGTTTATAATATTAGTTTAACTGGGTTTGATTATAAAAAGAATATGATTACTAATTTGAAAATAGGAAGTATGACAAGCCCTAAATTAGGAGACGCTGTTACAGAACAATTTTATTGGATGGCAATTTCTTCTTAATTTATCTATGTTTTAATAACTGAAATTTCCTTTGTGTTATAACTATAAATTTTTTTGAGATAATAGTTAATACTTAATGGTCTAAAATTACCATTTTTAATATCTGTATTATTTTCTGTTTGATATGAACAATTAATGATTAAAATGTATTTAAATTTTTTACTTTCAACTAAATAATCTAGAAATGTGTAAATATTTTGAAGAGACCAGTGTTGTATAAAATCTTTAAATATACAAAGATCTCCATTTATAATTTTATCTTTATTATTATAAAAATCTAAATGTATAAAATTATATTTAGGTTTAGAATATTTTTTTGAATTATGATCTATTATTTTTTTATAAGTATCACATCCTTTATATATAACATCTAAATCATCATAAATTAATGGCCCCGCTTTCTAAATCAATAATATTTTTATCAAGAATAAATTATTTTATAAATGGAACATATTCTTTTATGTTATAGTTTATCTCAATACCATCTCCACTACTTCCTTTATATTCATCATTATTATTATTTCTCTAAACATTATTTTCGATTTCAGGGGAGTTTGAAAAATTTTCTACCATATAATTTTTTAGATTATATAATAAGAAAATAATAAATTATTATTATTATTAAAATTAATTTATTATATATATATATATGAAAAATTTAAGAATTAATACTAAAAATATTTTAATTGGAATTATTTTAATTGGAATTATAATAATTTTTCTTTATTTTATAAGAAATAATAATATCGATAATTTTATAGCGTGTCCTCCTGGACAAATAGGTATAGGTTCAAAATGTGGATGTCCTTTTGGACAAACACTACAAAATAATACATGTGTATGTCCTCCTGGAAAAGGACTAGAAAATAATAAATGTATAGATTGTCCTCCTGAAAAAATAATACAAGATAATAAATGTATAAGATGCCTTTTCGGACAAATAGCACAAAATAATAAATGTGTATGCCCTTCCGGACAAGTATTTGAAAATAATCTATGTAAACCATGTCTTCCTGGACAAGCCATAAAAGAAAATAATTGTATACAATGTGGTCCTGGAGAAATTGCAGAAAATTATCAATGTAAACCATGTCTTCCTGGACAAATCGTAAAAGATAATAAATGTATACAATGTAGTCCTGGACAAATAGTACAAAATAATAAATGTATACAATGTAGTCCTGGACAAATAGTACAAAATAATCAATGTATACAATGTTCTTCTACTCAAATCATACAAAATAATCAGTGTATACAATGTTCTTCTAGACAAATAGTAGAAAATAATAAATGTAAAGATTGTCGTTCTGATGAAGTAGAACGAGATAATAAATGTATAAAATGTAATTCGCCCCAAATAATAGACGGTAATAAATGTATTAATCCCCGTGGTGGTCAAGGTCAAGTTCAATTTTTATCTGATAAAAAAACTTTTATAGATGATTGTTCACTAAATGGTGATATAAATACAAATATTAATGGAGTTGATGAGCATGATAATTTAAAATGTATTAAAGATGGATGGACTTATAAAAAACCAACTTTTTATTCAGATAAAAATATTCCAAATGGTGATATATTAGGATTTAATTTTACAACACATGATCTTACATCTTTAAATAAAAAATGTAATTCTGCATGTGGAAATACTAAAGGTTGTAATGCTTATGTAATATCTAAACAACAAAATGCTAGGGGCCGCAATTGTTGGATAAAAAGTTATAATAGTCAACAGGTAGATAATAATAAGTATGATGTAAAGAAAATTAACTATAATGATTATAAAGATAATAATCATTGGGGTGATATTAATAAAGATAAATTAAATGAATCAGGCGATTATGTAAGAACTTATTTTTTTACTTAATTTTTTGTGATAAAAAATACAATTTTAATTAATTTTTTGTGATAAAAAATATAATTTTAATTAATTTTTTGTGATAAAAAATACAATAGAATACCTAAAAAATTAAATATAATATCATCTTTTCGCGGATAGCTAATAGAAGAATATACATAATTTTTATTATTATTATTTTCAATAAAGTCTTTATTATATTTAAAAAACAAACTTTTTTCCAAAAAAAACCATACTATTCCAGTTGAAAAAATCAATATATATCCAATAAGTGTTTTAATATCAAAAATATAACATATTAAAAAATAAAAAACAACATGCAATAAATTCCAACCGCATATATCCAATTGTAATAATTTTATATTTAGAATGTCATCTTGTTCTGCTTTATAAAAGTTTTTTAATATTGATACATATATGTAAATAAAAAAGATAGACAATATTAGAAAAAGGCTTTTATAGCTAATAATAGAATGTAAAATATTGTTATTTATTATACTTCTTTTCATTATAATAATAAAAGAAAATAAATTTATTTTTTTAATTAATTTTTTGTGATAAAAAATACAATAAAATACAAATACCTAAAAATTTAAATATAATATCATCTTTATTAGATGGCAATTTCGAATTAGGTAATTTAATTTAATTTAATTTAATTTAATTTAATTTAATTTAATTTAATTTAATTTAATTTATATATATATTATATAAATTAAATGCGTGGGGGGGCTAAAATGTCAACCGAAAATGTAATGATGATTATCATCATTGTTTTAATTGTTTTAATCGTGGTTTATTGGCTAATGAATCAAAGAAAATCATATGTAGAGAATTTCGGTGCAGATGTAAATGGAATATATGCACAATTAGTAGGAGTTGGAAATGGAATTGCGAGTAATATTCGTACTAGAGGCTGGAATGATGTAAATTGTAATACTACAACTATTGACAAAAATAAAGGTTATAGTTGCATAAATTTTGAAATGGATGGGAGTAAATTTAGCGGATATGTTCCAAAGACAACTCCACCTGGAAATATTCCAAAATGCCCAAATAAATTAGTTCCAATAAAAAATAATACTATTTGTGGATTTGATGAAGAAATATCTAAAAAAACTGACAATGCAAATGATCATATAATAGTAAAATAAAATCTACAAATTATTTATATTTTTCAAAATTTATAATAAACTATATACTTAATTAAAGTTAAAATTATTAATGTTATGAATTATATATTTTTATTTTATTTCTTTGAAATATTCAAGTGAAGCTAAAGCATTAATTGAAAAATAGAATTTTTTGTATACACTATATTCCACTTATACTTGTAAATTTCAATAATATTATTAATTTTATAAAAATAAATCATCTTAAACACATAAATATCTATAATAATAGACATAATAATGCCTCTTATTTTTCATTACGACAAAGACTTAGCAAAACCAACGCCATTACGCGTTGAATATTTAAAAAACCAGGTTCAATATTTAGCCAGTCAATTTCAACCAGAACAGCGCACTCCGGAATGGTATGAGATGCGTAATACTATGTTAACTGCAAGTGATTGGGGAACAATTTTGGGAGAAAATCATTATTCAAGCGGAGATTCCGTTTTATTAAAAAAATGCGGCGATACCGATAATTTTGTGTACAATGATGCAATGAAATGGGGTAATAAATACGAATCTGTAGCAGTTTTAATTTATGAATATCGGAATCAGAAAAAGGTTATGGAATTCGGATGTCTTAAACATCCTACTTATTCATTTTTGGGGGCATCTCCTGATGGAATTACAACTGATGGTATTATGTTAGAAATTAAGTGTCCTAGTTCGCGAGAAATCACTGGGATTCCACCTTCTTATTATTGGTGTCAAGTTCAGGGTCAATTAGAAGTATGCGAATTAGATCGATGTGATTTCTTAGAATGCAGAATTAAAGAATATCAAGGAGGAGAAAAAGAATATTTGGAAGATAATTTTGAAGGAAATTATTTAATGAATTCTCGTGGAGGAGAGAAGGGTTTAGTTGCAGAATTTTATAAAAAAGAAGATAATACTTTTTATTTTGAATACTCGCCTGTTTGCCTATTAGGACAGGAATTGGAAGATTGGAAAGCTATGATTATTGAGAAAAATACGAGTGACCCTGAAAAGGGAATATTCTTTTCTGTTTTTTATTATTGGTATTTGGAAGAAGTATCATGTGTTCCAATTTACAGAAATCAAGAATGGTTTAATAAAGCGCGTATTGAGCTGGAGGCTTTTTGGAATGAAGTATTGAAATACAGGGGACTTGGCCTTGCAAAGTTGAAAGAAGATTTGAAAGATAAGAAGGATACTAAGAAGCGGGTTAAGGAAGAGGCAAAAGAAGCAAAAGCTAAGAAGGCAACTCCTCCAAAGAAGAAAGATACTAAAAAGAAGGACTATATTTATTTGGACATGAATACAGTTTTCTTGGATGGCGAGTCTCCTTCTCAAACTGTTACAAATCTTCCTAAAGAAGATGTTAACTTATTAGATTGTGATGAAGAAATGTTTGATACAAAATTTACAGCATTTTCATTTACTGAAGATGCTTCTGTTCCTATGGTAGAAGAGGAGCCTCCTAAAAAAACTCAATTATATATGTTTTCAGACTAATTATATAATAATCTTTTTATCATTAAATAAATGATAAAAATAGAATAGGTTAAAATTATATTTATCGTTTTCCACCGCCAATAAAGGTATTTCCATCCACAGAAGCACTGTTGTCGAATAGCCAGAAGTTTTCTCCACAGTTTCTTGGAATAGTTGCCAAAGTTGGCCAGTAATATGGTTGTAATGGTTCTTGCATCTTTGACCAACGAGTTCCAGGTGTATATAATCTGCATTTTTTCTTAACATCTCCAGATGAATAATTACTTTCAGTGTAATTGTTTAATCCATTGGGTCCAACTATTTCATCACCTGGTTCGCCACTTTCACCATAATAGTATATACCATCGTCATCCCATTCTTGTGGAGGAGGTTTGCTAGGATACTGAGATTTCCATTTTGGTTCTTCATCTAAAGTTGGCCATTGGTTGTACTTCTCACCTTTTTCTAAATATGGATTATGAGACCCTCCTTTAATTTTAATGTATTCAAGAGTTGAATCGGTAATTCCACTAAAGCCATCTTCCGATACTTCTAATCTATTTTTCTTATATTTATCTTTTTCATAATTAATAATTAAAGTAGAGTTTTGTACTTCAATTTGATTTAAATATAAAAATTTTATTTTTGATGGTTCATTTGGTGAAATAGAAGAAGTTCCTTCTGCTGTATTTGAAGATATAATCATATCAATAGGTGTTGGAATAATTTGATCTTTAAAAGGATATCCAATATTAAAATCTTGGAAAATGTATTTCTTTTCCTTTATTCCATAAGAAGTCATTTCCTGTTTTTCAACAAATTTAAGAATATTTACTAATAATTTTATTTCAAAGTAATTTTTCTTATCCCATAAAAATAATTCAAATTTTAGTTGTTCATTTCCATTTTTATCTGTCCATAAATTAACATCTCCATAATTTGTTTTATAAAAATCATAGTAACCATCATTATTTAATATTAAAATAACATATTTTGAAATCATGTCTAAATCCATTCTTAATTTATCATCTGTAGTAGATTGTGTAAAGAATTGGTAATTAACTTTATCTTTTAATTGAATATGTTCTTTATTAATTAACTGAATATTATTATATAATCTTTGAAAATTATATTCTGTAATATTTTGAACCATATAATTAGGATTATCCTTAGTTGCATTAGTTAAATAATTTTGTACAAAAACAGGAATATTTTCATCTTTGGGTGGCATTTTAGGTAATTCATTAATATTTATTTCATTATTATCTGTTTTTCGGTCGCCTTTAAATTCTTTTAATCCAATTTGTTGTTTAAATATAGTTTTATTATCTTTTTTATTAAAAAAATTAGGAATAAAAGGTTTTAAATCTATAGGTAATAATGAACTTCTTTCATTTGTTTTTTCTTTTATATTTGTTCCTATATTTGCATTTGCATTTGCATTTGCATTTGCATTTGCATTTGCATTTTCATGTGAAATAATAGATTTTTTTTTATAGGTAGAATAAATATAAATTATATAAAATAAAAGAATTATAATTATACTAATATAAATATAAAAATGATTTGACATCTCTATAGATATAATATATTTTTTTTTATAATTTATTTAAAAAATATTTTTTTGTTTTGGTTGCCTTTTTTTCAGTTGCGTCAATTACATAACTTCCATTTTCTAATTTTTTAATAAATCCAACTTTTGTAATTTGTTGATATATCTTTGATATATTAATATACTTTTTTAACGGAAATTCTTTATCAGATATTAATTCATGAATTTGTTTTATGCATTCTTCTTCTAAAATTATATTTTTTCTCTTAATAAACTCCATAATTAATTCTATTTTTTTATCTGTTTCAAGTAACATAATATCAAACTTTGGATCATCTTCATTATTATTTTGACTAGAGTTTTTAAAAATATCGTCTTCTAAAATATCAATATCTTCATTAACAGTTTCATACTCTTTTTTATTAATATTGCCTGGCTTATTTTTTTCCATTAAGGCTTTTTTTTTCAAAGTACTTTTATAAGCTTTAAATTCTTGAGGATTTTCATTTAAAACTTTTTTTTCTATTATTTTTTCAGTAAAAACAAAGTTTGATTTTTCAAATTCTTCGTTTCTCACTGTATTAACTTTTTGAATAAAATCTGTTACAAAATTCTCATGTATCATATTAGTTATATTACTTAGTCGTAATCATTTTATATTCTAAAATCATTTTTTATTAATTTTTTAAAAATTATAATATTATCTTATAATATATTATAAATGACAGTTGTTATTCTTCCAATTCAAACAACTGACCAATTAGATATTGCATTAATACCATATGATATTTATAATCAAACAATTAATAAACAAACAAAGGAAATTGAAACCTATTTTATTAAAAATCCTAAATTATTAATGTCTTTTGTAGGATATAATTCTGCATTAAAATTAGCGAATCAATTAGCTTATAATAAAAAATGTGGGTGTTTTTATAAATTACCCTGGTTGTGTAATTATGCACAAGAAAATAATATTCAAGGTGCTGCAATGTCTTTTTCACAACAAGTTCAAGAATATGATTATATGATTAAATATTGGAATCCTAATCCAAAAATTTCTTATATGCAATATTTATCCCAAATAGCATTAGGGATGATTTTAGATATTAAGCAATTCCGATATTATCAAAGTAATAATTTATCATCATGTACTATATTTCAAAAACCATACTATAAAAATAATTTTAGTAATGAGAAAAGTTTTATTTTATATATAAATAAAAATTTCTCAAACTTCTAGCAGGGAACTTAGTGGCTTCGCTCACCCTGCAACCCCTTCTATTCCATCAAAGGGAACCTTAGGTTCCCTTTACATCCCTCCTATTCCATCGTATTGTTTAGATTTTTCGATAAATTCCCAATAAAAATTGATTCTATTATTTATTAAATAACAGAATATACTTAACCAATTAATTAAAAATGCCACTTTATCTTGGACTTCCTCTTACTTGCAAAGAGGCTTTTCGCCTTTTTTCTCTAAATTTTGAAGATATAAAATGTGATATAATGAAAAAACATAAGTTAACTGAAAATATGTATACGGATTGTTACTTTGTAGATTATTTGAATTTATTTTTTAAAAATGAAGGAGTTGTAATGAAAATATTTTATACCGATAAAGGACAATCTATTATTGGATATGAAATAGAAGAAGTATCTATTTTTCAGAAAAAATTTATTAATATTAATGATTTTTGTATTAAAATAAAATATTTTCAAATATTATTTCATAAGGAAACTAATAAATATAAAGAAAATTTTTCAGAAGTTGAATTAGAACACATGGAAGATGAACCCGAAATAGTGAATTTTCCAGAACCGTATATCATTGAATATAATAAATAATTTATATATAAATATATATTAGAATATATATTTATAATGAGTTTTTCTCAAAATGCTGCTATTATTAATTATGTAAAAAAATATTTTGGCAATACTTATAAAGATCAATCAAAACAAGTTGATATTATATTAAATAATTTAATAGATGGTAATTGCTCCGTTCCATATAATGATGTTTTTCCATATACAATTGTAGGAACATGTTTAACAAATAATTCTAATCATTTAATAACATTGTGTTTACTTGTTCCAAATTTATTTCGTCAATGTTTTATATTAAATAAAATATATATACCTAATATATGTCCAACTTTTGATTATAAAGGACGAACAATGAAATATATACCTTTATTGATTGATAATAATTTAATGAAATCATTTTTATATTATGGATTTTCATCTAATATTTATACATATACACCACCATCAAAAGATTTAATAGATGCATATTTAGTAAGTAAATTAAAAAGTTTATTAATAGCCAATGATAAACAATATGGATTTTATACAAGAGCCGATGTTATATTTTTTCAAATTTATCCACCTGATTCTCTTTTAGTTCAGATATTAGAATTAAATGGACTATTATTAAAAGGCGTTTATTCATTTACTTATAATACAGTTGCGCCTCAATATAATATACCATGGAATGCTGTAAAAGGTTGTATATGTAACGATGGTATAATAAATAATACAATTATAGTTCCAGTTATTGCAAATCTTACAAGAGTAGAATATTTATCTATAACAAATTTTAATACTTTTAATAAAACAAAACATTATAATACACAAAATCCAGCATTAAATACACTATATGATAATAGTATATATACTGTTATTACTGCTGCATTAGAAGTTTATCAAGATGTAATTCTTCAAATACAATATTTTATTCAAAATAAATGTTATGGTCTAAAGAGTTATATGTATCCATCAAATATTCCTACTTTACTTGAATCATATAAAAATTATTATAATAATCAGTTATTTATTGATACATATGATAGTAATTCACAATTTAATAAGGAATATCAATAAAAATAGAGTTACATCAGTCTTTTATTATAGTATATTTTATGAGTACAATTAGTCAAATATTCACCATTAGTATCTATTATATACTCTTTTATCAATACAATTAGTCAAATATTCACCATTGGTGTTTCCATGTTCTATTTTCTCAAATATTTTTGTAATATTATCTAATTTACAAGAGTTAGAAGCTATGCGTATAAGTTCATTTCTTAAAGATTGTTTATTACCTGGATACATGTCTATAAAATGTTTAATAATTATGAAATTAGATTTTTCCAGAATAGCATATTTAATGTAATCTTTAATATTTGTTTCATTCTTATTATTTTTTATTAATAAATCAAGAGTTTCAATAGATAATTTTTGTTTTAGTGCAAGCTCAATTGGTAAGTAATTTAAGTTATTACGTATTTTTACAATATCTGGATATTTATCTATTATAGCATTTATAATTTCATTAGGATATTCTTCTAATATACTAATATGTAAAATAGTATTACCATCTTCATATTTCATTGTAAAAAATTCAGTATTTCTATTATGTATAAATGTAATAATATTACTATTTTTATTTTTATTAAGTTTTTGTTTTACTAGATTTAATTTATTTTGATTTTCACTAAGTTTTTGTTTTGCTAGATTTAAACTAGCTTTATTATTATTAAATTTTTTCTGTTCTTTATTTAAAAATAACATCCTAATTTCCTCCAATTTTTGTTCAGACATATACTATTATATAAGATTAAAATTATAAAAAGTAATAGATTTTTGAAAATTTTCTTTAATCCTATATATACTATTTTAATTGTTTATAGAAGATGGATTTATTATTTTTTGTATAGCATTTATAATTTTAGATGAACATCCACCCAATCTAGCTTGATCAATTGGTAATTGATTTAGTACTTTTTCTGTTGCAGAATTAGGATTTATTTCAAGTAATTTAAGAATAACATCTTCTTTTAATTTACTTGTATTATTATTATATCCAGTCCAATAATATTGCATTAAAGCATATTGTAAAGGATATTGTCCCCTGTTATTTTTTTCGAAAGCTAGATCAGGAGCTTTCTCTAATAAAGTTAATATAATTTCAGATGGATATTTATTCCATAAACAAATATGTATAAGATTATTAAGATCTTGATCTTTCATTGTAAAAAATGCAGGATCTCTACTATTTATAAATTCAATAATTGCAGCTTTTTGGTTGTTAATAGAAGATTGATTTGAGTTAATTTCCTTTTGATTTTTAGTTTCTTGTGAAATATTACGTGGTAATATATATTTTTTCTGTTGAAGGCTTCGTTTCTTTCCTATAAGCATAGTTTTATTGAATTGAATCCCAGATAATTTTTTTTGAAATGAAAATAAATTCTGAGCCATATAATATATTATAATATAAGATAAAAAATTAATTATAAAAAGAAAAGTTTTAATTATGGAAAAGGGGGATCAGTTTACTTGGGAGCAGCTTCAGGGAAACAGAACTTGAGGTACTTCATGATGTCAGTATAGGCCAACTCAGTAGGGAAAGCCTCGCTATCGGCAATAGCTTTCCTGTCTTTCATGACCTTGTGGACATCAGAAAAGAACTTCTTGAGATCACCAATAACCTTGAACTTGCGGTTGTTTCCTTCCACAAAAATATCAGGGTTCTTGGCATTCTTCTCCGTTTTAACGAAGCTGTTCACCTTTTGAATGATCATTCCCTTGCTAACAAGAGAATCGGCAGGAAGGTCCATGAACTTCAAGACATAGGGAAGTGGGGCAAACTCTTGGTTAACCGCAAAATTCTTCTTGTCTTTCGGAGCCTTATCCTTCTTGCTCTTCTTTGATCCCTTAGACTTCAATGATGCAATCGCCTCCTTTTGGAGAGTTGCCATGAGGTTGTTGGATAAAGAAGATGCTTCCTTAGTCAAATTCTTGCTAATTCCGCACATCTTGGTAATAATTTCCTTGCTTTCAAACTTGAATTCCTTAGAATTCTTGTTAAATGCTGCAATATCTTCAATTAATTTTTCAATCTTATCAATTTGTTGAGAAAATTCCTCTAATTTTTCTGCAGAGTCGTCTTCTGATGAAACAGCGGCATCGTCCGTAACGGTGGGTTCAGCGATTTCCTCTTTCTTCGTAGAAGCTTCTTGTGCAGGGGGAATAATATCTTGTTGAGTAGCGTTTTGTGTCTCAGTCGACTCAGTTGACTCGGATTCAGTTTTTGTTTTCTTAGTCTTGGTGGTCTTCTTTACTTTCGTTGAGGCGTCATTGTTAATTTCAGTTGTGGATTGCATTTGTTAATTTATAAGAACAAGAAGATTATTCCAACAAAAAACATTTTTCAATTTTTTTTTATATTTTATAAAGAAATAAAGGGGCATCGTGTAATATAATTTTATAAAAAATAAGTAGTTTATAATTTAATTTTTTCTTTATTTATAAAAAAATGATTGATATTTTTTATAGTTTTTTAATATGAATTAGATTATTATCGTTTAAGATGATGCTCTACTTTTTCTTTTTTATTGTCATTCTTTTAAAAGAATGTTATGGAGAATATAAAAATCCATATGATATGCAAAATTTTTATCCAAAAGATCTTGATTATTTTTCGCTTACATGTGAAAAAGCACATGAGCTTATTTTTGCAGGAGTTCTAAATTTCGAACATCTTGAAGAAAAAGAAAAAAAAGTTATTGAAATAATGTTACATATAGCTTATTATGGAACACCTGAAAGTAAAAAAAATAGTGACAGATATTATAGAGGAGATCCTCCAGAAGATTATCTTTCATGGAACTGCTATACACGCGATCGTAGAAAATTTTTTAATAAAATAATTGGATTATCTTCTATATTTGTATTTATTAGTGGTTTAATTTTATGTATCTATTCAATTATTTTCATTATTTTTAGAATAATTTCTTTTATGTTAAAGAATATTCGTAAGCTAATTTTAGTTTTTAATTAACAATAAAAAATGATATATATTTTTTCTTGTTTTATTTTATTACTAATCGATGAACAATAAACAGATCGAAAAATGTATGCATTTACTATTTTCGCTATTTGTTTTATAGTATGCGAATGTCATATTTCTCATCATACAATGATTCGAAATGCTGTAATTATGAAACATTTACGAAGAAATAATAATAAAAATAACAATAATAATGCAATCATTGAAGATAAATATGATCCAATAATATGTTATTATTCTAGACAAACTTTAGGTTGGAAAAAAATGTGTCCTCATATTGAGAATGATTTTTACTATCCTGAATCAAATTTTACAAGTATGTCAGATTTATATGAATATCATGTTAAACAATGCGGTGATATACATGTTATTAATATTATTGCTGGATCAGTTAGTATGATTTTTATTTGGATATGGACAATACTTGTTATGATTGCAATTATTTGTAAAAAAAATAGTCTTTAGTCAAATTTTTATTAAAAAATTAATGATTTGGTAAGGAAAATTAGTTTTTTGCTGAAGAATCATTGATGATTTATTAAAAATATATTTATAAAGAAAAGGTTATTTTTGTAAAAAAAAATATATTTAAATATATATTAATAATGAGTAATATAGATATGAGCTCATTTTGTGTTGTTAAAAGAAATGGTACTAAAGAAGAAGTATCATTTGACAAGGTAATTAGAAGAATTAGAAAATTAACATATGGATTATCATCTGAGATTAATCCAATCATTGTAGCACAAAAAGTATGTAGCCAAATATATAATAATGTTTCAACGGGTGAATTAGATGAATTATCTGCCCAAATTTGCATTAGCATGGAAACCACTCATTTAGACTATGGTGTATTAGCATCTAGAATAATTATTTCAAACAACCATAAATCAACGTCTCCTTCTTTTTCGGAAACAATTTATCAACTTTATAATAATAAAGATAGTGATGGCGTTCAGTGCCGATTAATTGCAGATGATGTATATGATGTTATTATGAAAAATAAGGATAAATTAAATGCAAGTATTAACTATGAAAAAGACTATTTATTTGATTATTTTGGATTCAAAACACTTGAAAAATCGTATTTAATGAAAGCTTGTGGTAAAGTTGTTGAGCGAATTCAACATCTTTTTATGCGTGTTTCTATTGGAATTCATAAAGAAGACATTAAATCGGCAATTCAATCTTATGAATTCATGTCTAATAAGTATTTCACACATGCTACTCCGTCACTATATCATGCAGGAACTCCTCGCCCACAATTTGCAAGCTGTTTTTTACTTGGAATGGATGATTCAGTTCGTGGAATCTATAAAACAATTGGTGACTGTGCTGAGATTTCAGCTGGCGCTGGTGGTATTGGTCTTTGTTTATCTAAAATTAGATCAAAAAATGCTTATATTCGCGGTGTAAATGGAAAATCAAATGGTATTATTCCACTTTGCAGAGTTTTGAATGAAACTGCTCGCCACATTAACCAGGCGGGAAAAAGACCTGGTTCAATTGCAGTTTACATTGAACCACATAATGTTGAAATTTTGGAGTTTTTAGAGTTAAGGAAAAATACAGGGGCTGAATCGGAGCGAGCCCGTGATTTATTTTTGGCTCTTTGGATATCAGATCTTTTTATGAAAAGAGTTGAAAAAGACGAAGAATGGTCTTTATTTGACCCAGATGAATGTAAAGGATTAGAAGATGTTTATGGAGATGAATATGAGGCGCTTTATATGAAATATGAAAGTGAAGGAAAGGGACGAAAGAAGATTGCGGCGCGAAAGATCTGGAATTATGCATTAACTAGCCAAATCGAAACTGGAACTCCTTATATTAGTTATAAAGATAATGTGAATAAGAGAAGCAATCAAATGAATGTTGGAACTATTAGAAATAGCAATCTTTGTAACGAAATAGTGGAGTATTCTGATGAAAAAGAGTATGCTGTATGCACATTATCATCTATTTCTCTTCCTAATTTTGTAAGCGAGGATGGTGAATCATTCGATTTTGATAAATTAATTGAAGTGACGAATATTGTTGTTAGAAATTTGAATAAGATTATTGATATTAATTATTATCCTGTTCCTGAAACTGAGCTTTCTAATAAAAGACATCGTCCCATGGGAATTGGTGTTCAGGGACTGGCGGATGTTTTTGCAAAGATGGGCTATGCATTTGATTCTGCAGAGGCAAAGAAGTTGAATCGTGATATTTTTGAAACATTGTATTATGGCGCACTTGTTGCATCAAATCAATTAGCAGTTGAAACCGCGCCCTATAGCACATTTCAAGGATCACCTATTTCAAAGGGACAATTTCAGTTTGATTTATGGAATTGTGTGCCATCTGATAGACATGATTGGGGCGCTTTAAGAGAGAAAGTAATGAAAGAAGGAGTTGCAAATAGCTTGTTAATTGCATTAATGCCTACTGCATCTACTTCTCAAATATTGGGTAATAATGAATGTTTTGAACCATTTACTAGCAATATGTATACTCGTCGTACTATTGCAGGAGATTTTATTATTATAAATAAATATTTAGTTCGAGATTTAATGAAACTCAATTTGTGGAATATTGATATGAAAAATGAAATTATTGCGAATAATGGATCTGTTCAAAATATTTCATCTATTCCAAAACACATCAGAGACTTATACAAAACAGTATGGGAAATTAAACAGAAAGTAATTATTGATTATGCGATTGATAGAGGACCGTTTGTTTGCCAAACACAGAGTATGAATTTATTCTTTGAAGAGCCAACTCATACAGCATTAACAAGTGCACAATTTTATGGATGGAAAAATGGGCTCAAAACGGGATCTTATTATATCCGAACTAGACCGAAAGCTCAGGCACAACAATTCACTATTGATCCTACATTGAATAAAAAGAAGGGATCGCAAATAGAAGAAAATGAAACATGTGAAATGTGTTCTGCATAAGGGAGTAGGGAACCAAGGTTCCCCTACAACCCCTCCTTTAAAGTTTAAAAGTTTCTTTATAAGTCTTATTTTTTTATTTTTTATTATAATATTTATAATAAAAAATTATTTATAGTTTTTTTTAAACCGCGGTTTTATGATATTTTTTAAGATAATAATAGTATCCAAATGCTAATGATCCTCCTATTATTTGAGCAATTATATATACATATAATTTTTCAATTGATATATCTTTATTTAAATATAACATATATGAAACAGCGGGATTTAGATGCCCGCCTGATATTCTACTAACTAATAAAATAGAAACTGATAATGCTAAACCAATTTTAATCCATGTAAGAGAATCTTCACATCTTGATGTTGCATGACCAGATATTATAATTATTGATAAAAAAAAGAATGTTCCAATTAATTCTGCAAAAAATATTGATAACATATAATATAATATAATATATTTTTTCTAAAAAGAAATAATATTATATATATCAATTTCTGAATATAACTCGCATTTTTCTCTATATAAAAATGACGTAAAATATACTTTATCAAAATGTTCATATTCGTATGAAAAAGTACAGTTATCAGAATCGGTCGTAATCACACCTTTTTCAACAGTTTTAATAATTTTTAAATCAGCTGCGTTTATATATTTTCCAGTGCAAATTATTTGTATAAAAACATATGTATCTGGAAAATACATATAATATTTTTCATCAGTTTTTAATTTAATCGAAACTGTTTCATCATCATTAATTTTAATAAGACCTTTATTTGTAAAGATTACAGATCTTGCTATATTTTCTTCAACTAATATATTAGAAATATCTTCATAAAAAAAAGAATAAATATTATTTGCAATTACACATACATCACTTTCTAAATAAATTTCACATTTTTCACGATATGAAAATGATGTAAAATGAACTTTATCAAAATGTTCATATTCATAATTAAATATATAATCTTCATTATCGATAATAATCCTTCCATTTTCTATTGTTTTTAGAATTTGAAAATTTGCAGCATTAACAGCCTTTAATGTACATTTAACATAAACTAAAACATTTGTATTTGGAAAATATATATAATATTCTTCATCAACTTTTAATTTATTCTTAATAATATTTGCATCATTATTAATCTTTACAAGACCTTTATTTTTGAAGATTACTTGTTCTTGTTCCATTATACTTAATCCTAAAATAAATTATAATATAGTTTATAATTTATTATTTATTGTTAATCAATTTTTGTATGAAAAATTGATTTAGAAATTATTTAAAAGATAATAACAATATAAAATAATATATGTTTATTGGAGTAAAAATAACTGTTTTAAAAAATCAAGATTATCAACAACAAGAAAAACAAGTTCATTACAGCCCTCCATTAATTATACATAAATTTAATGATTGGGATCATAAAAAATGCTTTTTAGCACAATTAATTCGTGATGTTGATTTTTCATTTTATTATGAAAAAGAAGAAAAAATAGAGTTAGAAATACTAGTATATCCAGATAAAAATACACATCGTTTATTAAACAATGGTAGATGTATTAATACAGATAGTATTAAAATATTAGGAAAATATGAATTAAATGGATCTAATATAGAGTTTAATTTCATAAATACTAAAATAAACAAATCTGGAAAATTAAAAAAAAAATTTACAGATGAATATTTAGAAATTGAATTTACTACTTTTAATACAGAAGATAATCTATTTATTGTTTCAACACCATCTATAAAAGGATATATGAGTTTTCTTGATTTTTAATAAAATTAAATCTAATATATGTAATATAGATGAACAGTTATAAAGAAAAGTTTTATTATAAAAGAAATGATTCAACAAATTCAGTAAAAGGTTCGTTTTTAAATAAAGATAAACTTCAACCATCAGATACCATTCGGTTTAAAGGGAAGTTATATAATGATAAAAATTTCAAAAAAGAAGTTGGAACAGCAGATGTTATATATCTTATTCTTTTTGTATCACCGAAAATAGTTTTGATAAAATCTACTATTAAATTTTCATTTTATAAAAATAATAAATATGGAGAAGGTGATATTATATTTGGTGGAAATATAATAGCTGAAAATATGTATATTGATAATGGAGTTTTATCTAATTATAAAGTAAAATCATCAAATTTATCTTTTTTAATTGGATAT